AACTTGCCGACGATGCCGTCGACCTGTCGGAGCGCAAGCACCGGCTGAATATCCGAAAAGAGATGAACAAGATGTACCGTTTCCATCTGATGCAGTTTGTGTCGGACACCGCGGCGGACGGCGGCGGAGAATCGGAAACGTTGGCGGAGGTACGCGGGCACTTGGAACCGCTGGGACTCGCCGAACCCGATACGCCGTTGCCGGAACTGGCAAGACTCGCCGCCTTGAAAATTACGGAACGTTAACCCCTAACAACAAAGAAAAAAACCATGACATACAAATCATTTGAAGATCAGGTTCTCGACTACCTTTTTTCATGGCGTTTTGTCCGCCATGCATTGCTTGCCGCACTCATTGTTGCGGCAACGGCCGTCTTTTTCCGTTCGATCCGAATCGTCCAGCCCGGCTTTGTCGGCGTGAGCGTCTTTCTGGGCAATGCCCGAAATGAGGCGCTCTCCGAAGGATTGCACATCGTTGTCCCGTTTCTCACACGGGTCGAGCGGATCGACACCCGCATCCAAAAGGTGCATGCCGAAAGTTTTGAGGCGGCATCGAAGGATTTGCAATCGGTCAAAGCGGCCATCGTCGTCAATTACCATCTCAAAAAGGATGACGTGGTGAAACTGTATCGGGAAATCGGAGTCAATTATGCCGAGGTGGTGATTCTGCCCGGCATTGCGGAAGTGTACAAAGCAACGACCGCAAACTTCACGGCGGAGGCACTGATTACGCAACGGCAACAGGTATCAGTGCAAATCCGTGAGTTGCTTGCGGAACGGCTGGAGCCTTTCGGCATCATTGTCAATCAGGTAAACGTCGTCAACTTTGATTTTTCGGCGGAGTTTAATCGGGCAATCGAAGCCAAAGTAACTGCCGAGCAGGAGGCATTGCGTGCCGAGAAGGAATTGGAACGCATTAAGTTTGAGGCACAACAGGCAGAGGAAAAGGCAAAAGGCGAGGCGGCGGCAGTGTTAGCAAAGGCTGAAGCCGATGCGGAGTCTTTGCGAATGCGGCTGGAGTATGCCAAGCCGGAAGTCATTCTGCTTGACGCTGTGCAGAAGTGGGACGGTAAGTTGCCGGTGTACCTACTTGGAAGTCAAACACCCATGCCGGTGTTTGATATACAGAACCCCTAACCCCCAGAAAGGAACCTTAACTATGACAAAGAAAACCAAGACCGCCGAACTTGAGATACCCGAAGAGGAAACCGAAACGACCGCACCGGTCGAGACGGACACGGCAGAAACAGAAACGCCTGCGGAACTCACGCAGGAGGAGAAGATCGAAGCGTATATCCGCAAGGAGCAAGTCTTGCGGGAAGCACAAACCGAACTGAATAACCTCGAAGATGAGCAAGCGGAAGCACGACGGGAGATGAACTCCTACAAGAAGCCAATCAGCGAAGCACGGAGCAAAGTTGCCCGGTTGATCAGTTGCGATGTTCACGGCTTTCTGCTTTGGGAAAAGGAACAGGAACTGCCGCTCCTTCGGAAGGCAGAGGAAGCGGCAAACGCTTGAAGAGACGAGTCTGTTGAAAGACTCGATGTCCCGAAAAAGGATATTAAAAAACTTTGCAAGCACTTTTTATTATGCGGCGAAGTTGCCGAATGGCTTGGAAAAGATTGGCCGGAAAAGAAGTCTGGACTGAACGACGAAGAGACGAAAGACCGGCTTCGGGATGCGATTAACAAGATTTCAGGAAACACCCACAGGGAAGAGAGTGATGGAACAGAACACATTTGACCAACAGGTAAGGGCAAAGGCACGACATGACGCAGTGATGCAATACAAGATGTATATTGCTGCGCCCGCTTGGAAACAACTGCTGGAGCAATGCGAACACATTGAGACGCAACTGGTCATCGAAGAATCGGGTGCTCTCGGCATGGTTCGATCCTTGCAGAAAGACATTGCCGCACGGTATCACGAACAATTTCAGGAGGACTGCGAATGACAAAGATAATCGTCGGAATTGATCCAGGACAGGCAGGAGTGTTGGCGACGCTTGACAGCGACGGCTGGCTTGAAGTGTACGACTTGAAAGAGTGCATCAAGCCGACCGGCACTTTCAATTCGGTTGATCCTGAATTGTTTGTCAACATGCTTGCCAGAGCGATTGACTACGAATACGAACCGGAAGACGTGGCAGTCTGGATCGAAGAGTCCTCGTCTTTTCACCGAGACGGTATCAAAACGGCACCACCGATTTTTGATAGCCGGGGCGTGATGAGAGCGTTGTTTTATGCGAGAGGATACGAGGTGAACTTTGTCGCTCCGAAGGTGTGGAAAAAGCACTTTGGATTGAAGAAGGAGAGTAAGGAGATATCGAAGTCTTTCAAAGAGAAGTCTGTGAAAAAGGCTTGTGAGTTGTTTCCGAATCAGACGAACCTTTTTACGAGACCGAAACGTGGCGGCGGGACAATGATGCTCGACGGGCGGGCGGAAGCCGCTTTGATTGCCTACTATGGGAGGGAAAGGAATGAATGAATCTGAATGGTATGAACGAGGAAAAGTGTTAGGGCGGTTGCAATATCAGACCGAAGTAGAGAAACCTTTACAGGATGTAGTCGATCTCTGTCCAGAGTTTGCGAACAAACTAACACAAACAAAGTCCTTGCTTTACGATGACTTCGATTACTTGTGGTCGAAGGTACTGATATTGCATGAAGTGTTACTAAAGCCAGTGGAGGAGAGCAATCCACTAACAATCAAGGAACAATTTGATTTATTGTGCAATGACGGAACGGACGAAGTTATCTGTCCGAATTGCAATACGGAGATACACCAGTATTACCATTGGTTGATTGCGGCAGATGATATTGAACATGGCCGATGCCCGATTTGTGATTGCGAGCGAGACAATGGTACATATGAATGGTGCATCCATTGTACTAATTGGTGTGATGAACGGAAATTGCTAGAAGAGCAAGCGGAATATGAAAGACACGTTGATAGTCAGATTGCATTTATGCGCGGCAAGTAAACGAACCTGATGACGACCGTTGCCCCGCCCGGCATCTCTCCTACAAAGACCGGGTGGGGCGGAGAAGAGAATAACCCCGAACCATAAAACTGTAACCATAGAAATTGATATGACAACAGAACTTATCAAAATCTGTATAGACACCACCGGACGCTCTGCCGTCAGCGGACGAGAACTCCACGAGTTTCTCGGAATCAACGAAAAGTACACACAGTGGTTTAGCCGCATGTGCGAGTACGGATTCGTTGAAAATCAAGACTATGAGAGTTTTTCCGAAAAATCGGAAAAACCTCAAGGCGGTCGTCCACCGGTAGACCATGCTATTTCCCTCGACATGGCGAAGGAAGTTTGCATGATCCAGCGAACACCGAAGGGCAAAGAAGCCCGACTCTACTTCATCGAGTGCGAGCGGAAATTGAAAGAATCAAAACCGACCGGTATGGCACTGGTACAGGAGGCGATGCAGTTTCTGATTGCCGAAAATACAGCAAAGGACAAGATTATCGAAAGCCAGCAGTTGAAAATCGCCGAGGACAAGCCGAAGGTTCTCTTTTCAGAAGCAGTGGCAACGTCAAAGACGGACATTCTGATAGGTGAATTCGCCAAAATTCTGAATCAAAACGGCGTGGACACTGGGCAAAACCGGCTTTTCCAATGGCTACGGGCAAACGGCTATCTATGCTCGAAGGGAGAACTTTACAACAGTCCGACGCAACGAGCAATGGATTTAGGGCTTTTCCGTGTTAAGGAAACGACGAGGATATTGCCCGACGGACACGTCAGAATCGACCGCACAACGAAAATAACCGGCAAGGGGCAGATTTACTTTGCGAACAAGTTGATAGACAAACTCTCTCCCGAAGTAGGCGGCGATTTTCCAGAGGGATATTTTGAGAACGAAGTTGCATAGAAAAATTGTACGGCGGAGCGTGATGGTACGCTCGGCTTGTGGTTTGTTTAAGTGTTACTTTTCCACAAGCCGGGAGTTGTAGGTTCGACTCCTACCTCCGCCAATGAAATCTCAATAGAGAAAATTGTTATGACAAACAGAAGTGAAATTAAGAAAATCGGCGGTTCGGACATCGCCAAGATATTGACCGACTCTGACGGCAGACCGCTCTCACGGTGGGGATCGCCGCACAGTCTCTATCTCCACCTCATCGGCGAACTGCCGCCGAAAGAAGATACCAATGAAATGCAATGGGGACGTGAACTGGAAAGTCGAGTCGCTGATATATTTGCTGACGGACACGAAGAATACGAAGTTGTTCCTCACGGCATTGTTACACACTCCGATTATGATTTTCTGATTGCGTCTCCTGACCGACTGTTATTTCAGAATGGAGAGCCGAAAGGAGTTTTGGAAATCAAAACCGCCGACATCGGTACATGGAATCAATTCGGTCAAGAAATGACAGAGGAAATTCCTACGCACTACTATTGCCAGATTCTCTGGTATTTAGGAATGTTGAATCTTCCCTACGGTTATATTGCGGTGTATTTTCGTCAATCGGGACGTAAAGCATTTGCGGATTACAAGGAATACAAAGTAGAATTTTCGCAAGAGCATTATGAGGCGATGAAGCAGAAGGCTATCGAGTTCTGGGAGAAGCACGTTGTCCCGAAAATTCCGCCGGAGATTACCGAAGCGGATGCGGAAACGGTGCGGTACTACAAAACACGGTATCCTCAACACACACCGGACAAATGGGCGCACTCGGATGAATCGATAGACAACTTGGCAAAAGATTATATCGATGCTCTCGGGAACATGAGACTGCACGAGATGCACGTTAACACAATGAGACTGCAACTGATTGCCGCCATCGGCGAGAACGAAGGCATTAAGACGGCAAGCGGCAATTTTGCTTACCGAACATCGAAGCCGTCCCGCCGTGTCGATTGGGAGCAATGTGCCCGGTCGCTCGGAGTGTCGGACGCAACGATTGAAAACTTTACCACCGAACAGCCGGGAAGCCGGCGGTTTTTGATACCTAAATAATAAAGGGAGGAAAAGCAAGATGATAGAAACAACCGAGAAACTGTTGCCGTGTGCGCATTGTGACTCATCAGACGTAGAATATAGGTCCGACATTGGTCATCAATGGCACTTCCTGTCATGCACGGGATGCGGACATCGCACTACTTTTTATCGTAGCAAAGCCGAAGCCCGTGCCGCTTGGAACCGCCGGGCTGCCGAAAAGCCGAAGTGGACGACGGAACCGCCGACAGAAACGGGACTGTACCATCTTTACCGAAACGGTGTCATCCATACGGCGTTGATTACAAAATCATGCACGCCTGACCACCCCGGTTACGATGAAAACGAGGTGCATATTTTGGATGGAATTTCTTTTGACTATTGGGGGACTATTGATGAATATCTCGACTGGAAATGGCTCAAGATAGACGTTCCGGCACTGCCGGAGGAAGGAGGTGCGACATGAATAAAACCACAGATACGACAACGTGGACTACGGAATTGCCAAAAAATGGACTGTATTGGGTTGTGTGTTTGGAAAGTCAAGGAAGTCTATCGGCATACCCGGCAAAAAAACTTAAGTTGGTGAGAATCAGAGGACATGTGAGTGAAATTCTTTTTTATGACGAGTATAACGGCTACTCGAAGGATTTTAAGAAATTTATGGACGAGCAAAAAGATTACTTCAAGCACACGCCACTTTGGAAAAAGGTTATTGCTCCGGTACTGCCGGAGGAAGGGGGAGAAAATCAATGACGAATGAAACGAAACACACACCGGGAAAGTGGTATATTCACGAACGCTTCCCGAATAGTTATGCGATTATTGCCGACGACGCTGATGGTGTCCGAACAAATATAGCATGGTTAGGGCAGTCCACAGATAAGAGCAATGACGAGAATCTCGCCAATGCTCGCCTGATAGCCCACTCGCCTGAACTATTGAAGGCGTTGGACACACTAACAGGTACAACATGTGATGACTGTGTGACGTTAAGAGAAGGTGGAGACTGCCACACTACTCACTGTGCGGTGTACCATTTCAAGCAACTCATCGCCAGAGCGAAAGGAGGGAACAAATGACAAAGATAGAGTGGACGCAGAAAACATGGAATCCCATAACCGGCTGTACGAAGTGCTCGCCGGGCTGTGAGAACTGCTACGCAGAACGAATGGCGAAGAGGATGGCGGGACGATGTGGGTATC